TCATGCTGCACAATATATATCCCTTTAATTTGTGCAATATTATTATAGCGTTATGTGACTTTAGTCACAGAAGTGCAGCGCGTTATTTGGTATACTCTAATTGCCAAGAGGGATAAGGGACAAGCAATAAAGCAAAGCCCATATTCCAGAATAACAGAAAAAGGAGATTAAAAAATGTCTTATGAATTGAAACCCATCTACGCGAAACAGAAATCCTTTTACGGCAAAGCTATGGTGTCTGTGGACACCGGCGCGGACACGCATTATATTTTGCGCAGCTACGGCACGCCCGTCCTTGCGGTTGAAGTAGCTGAAAACGGAAATATTTATCTTTCTCGACTGTGGGCGTCTTATTCCGCGACGACAGGCCGACACGTTCGTGAATTTACCTATCAGGTATGCGGATACGTTCTCAATAAACCTGAATGGGATAAAATGGCTGTCGGTTATTGGTATAAACTCACAGACGGCGGAATTCTTGATTTCATCTAACGCGCCTCACGGCGCTAATGCAGCCCGGTTACGCCGGCCGGTCACAAGCCCGGATAAATGCAGAGTGGCGCTAAAATTAACGAAAAAAGAAAGGAAGCACTAAAATGAAATACGGCAAACTTTCGGCCGAACGCCGTCGCACGTTCACGCTAGGAATCACGGACATTGACCACGAAATGACCCGCGAAACCGGTAACGGCACATACACATATAATGAATACGCCGCCCGCAAAGCTCTACTTGAAAATCAGGTTTTTCAATGGGATTGCGCAGCGTTCGGTTTTCCAGACGATATGATTGTGCATGAATCCGACAGCCCCGACGCTTTCGACATTGACGTTTTCTGGCGAAACTAATCTTAAATCCGAAACGTTCCTTTTTAGGAACGTCGTAGCGAGATGAGCGCCGCTGCCTGATGATGGAAACGCTCAAGATTAAAAGAGGGCCGCGCCGCCCGAATAGGCGCAGAAAGGAAAAAAGCTATGAAAAACATTACCAGAACCATCCGAATCCTCAATGTCGAGTATCCCGTCAAGACCGAAAACGGTTTTGAGACGCGCACGGCAAACGTCATTGACAAGGGCGCGGCGGCTATCCGCGCGGAACTCAAAGAGAAATGCGCAAGCGAAAACGTGAAATTCCTCGGCGAGTATGATGTGCTCGCAGCAGACGAAAATCTGTTTTCTATGGACATTGAGACGTTTGTCAAGTACGCGCAGACTGTCCGCTAATAAAATTCCAAGCTGTGCTATCGGCTATACGGGCAGAAAGGAAAAAAAGAATATGAACAATATCATTATCAAAGGCCGTCTGACCGCTGACCCCGAAATTCGCAAAACTACTAACGGCGTTCCCGTCGCAAATTTCACTGTCGCCGTTGACCGGACGTTCAACCGTGACGAAACGGACTTCTTCCGTTGCACGGCTTGGCGCTCAACCGCCGAATTCATCGATCAGTATTTCAAGAAGGGCCAGGAAATTCTTCTGACCGGCGAAATGCAGTGTAATGTTTGGGAAGATGAGGACGGCGAAAAACATTCGTCATGGGCCGTCCAGGTTGCAAACGCTGAATTCTGCGGAAGCAAGATGGAAGCATCGGAAACGCCCAAAAAGAAAACGTATAAGAAGTAATCAAACTAGCGGGCGCGTGTAAAATTACATTCGCCCGCTTTTTTCCATAAGAAGGGAGTTAATAACAATGAATAAATTTCTTGAATATCTTATATGTGCCGCCATTGGTGCGCTTTTATCAGCAGCTTGTTTGTTTATTCCAGTGTTGATGGGGGCATGGTAAAGTGTCTTGTAAATATGCAAAAACCTGTTTTGAATGTCCGTTTCCCGACGTGCCGCTATCTTGTAATCATACTTTTAGCGCTGAAGATTATCGTGACGGTATTCAAATTTTTCGGTCGAAAAGAATCGAACCGTTCCCGCGCCTAGCTATTAGCGAAAATGCAGAAGTTTCTGCTGTTTTCAACAGAGAGAGCAATATATTGTATCTGTCGTTTTTCTATGATAAGTTTCTTGTTGGCTATATCGACATTGGCCGTCGTTCACCGTATAAAAAAACAAATGTTTTGTATTCTATTGGCCTTGAACAATCTCTTGGCAGGAAACGAGCCCATGAACTAGTGCAGGGGTGTTACAAGTATTGTTTCGGCGTTGGCAATCTAATGTCTCACGCAATCGACCGATTCTATGGCGACATTATCGTGCGCAAAGTTAAAGGCGAAATTAGTAAGAATGAGTATTATGCCATTTGTGATAGGCTGAAATTAAAGAAAGGATATACATTAGTATGAATATCGTTATAAATGAAGATAACATTAGATTACTGGCAGATAGCTGCTGTCCTAGAAACCTATGTGGTGTCAATCATGACTTTTATTGTATTCTTCAAGATGACGAGGGCGAGATTTATTATGGGCTATATAATGGTTCTGCCATAGATACTTGCCGCGCTTGTTGGTTGAAGTGGCTCTCTAAAGAAAGCGAGGATAATAATGAATAACAATTCTTATGTTATTATTAATGTTGAGAAAATCGCAGCGTTAATTGAAACTTCTTGTCCGCCCATTACTAGTACTATGATGGAAAATGTCTGTAATGAATATGGCGGTGATTGTAAAGAATGTTGGATGTCATGGCTAACAGAAAGCGGGGATAAGTATGAATAACAATTCTTATGTTATTATTTCTGCGGACAAACTTAAGGCAATATTTATGAACTGCTGCCCGCCTAGCACATCAGATTCGCATACTAGCCACCTAGCGCGAGAAGATTGCTTTGATGTTGATTGTATTGATTGCTGGAAGTCATGGCTAAAGGACGGTGAATAACAATGCCCCGTAAAAGAAAACCATTAACTGAATGGCAGAAACAGGCCAAAAACTTTAAGGCGAGAATTCGCTATTCGGAGAAAAAGGGATATAGAATTTCAGAACACGCCCGTTATGCGGCAGAACACATTAAGGAATATACAGCAGAAGAACTGAAGGGTTTTACTCACGAATATATCCGCGAAATTGATAGTATTTCAGAAGCGCAGTTGATTGTTGAAAATTATCGACAATTCCTTAAAGAATTTATTACTCCGGGAGAAAAATATGAATCCAAAGGCGCTCATTTACTGCTAGCATGGTTTAATTCGCTTCTTGACACCAGAAGTGTAAGTCAAGTTGCCGAAATGGTTAAGCGCGGCCTAGAAGAAAATGGATTGCCTGATTATTCCGTGAAATACCGTGAACATGACGCGCTCGCCTATATTGGTAAAATGCAAGCATGGCTGCCCGAAGATATGCGTCTATCTGACGAGCAAGTGTATAATTATGCTACCAATCAGGACGAATTTGAGAGCGGCTATGACTACTAAAAAGAAAAAGCGTCAGATTGAACAGAGGGCTATTGTTCCACGCTATGCCTGTGATTTTGAAACCAGTGTGTTTGAAGGCCAGGAATACACGGAGGTTTGGTCTGCTGCTTATGTTGAAATAGGCGGCAAGTCAGAGCAAGTGACTGTATGCAAGTCAATAGGGGAGTTCTTTGACGATATGTTTTCCCACGATGCGCGGCGCCAAATCTTATATTTCCATAATCTGAAATTTGACGGAGCTTTCATACTAGACTACTTCATTTCTCAGCTTGGCTGGAAGCAAGCATATACACATACTGGTGAAAGCCAATTCGAAGGAACAGTGTGGGTGAATGACAATGAAATGCCATCAAAAAGCATTAAGTACATGATTGCCGATAAACAAGGCGTATGGTACAGTATTGTAATTAAGGGAGCTAATGGCAAGATTCTCGAAATACGTGATAGCCTAAAGCTGCTCCCGCTTTCATTAAAAGCCCTGGGCAAATCATTTAACACAAAGCACCAGAAACTTGAAATGGAATACAAGGGAGAACGTCACGCTGGCGGCTTCATCAGCCCGGAAGAATATGAATACATTGCGAACGATGTTCTTGTATTGAAAGAGTGTCTAGAAACAACATTTGCAGAGGGGCATACACGTCTGACTATTGGCTCGTGCTGTTTTGATGAGTGGAAGAAAACACTAGGCGGGGATTCTATTTATAAAGAACAATACCCCAATTTGTGGCAGCGCCATATTGATGAAGAAATATTTGGTTCTCCCTGCATTGGCCGCTATATACAGCGAGCATATAAAGGTGGCTGGTGCTATGTAAATCCTAAGTTTGCCGGTAAGCCTCAATCTAAAGGATGTACATTCGACGTTAATTCCCTGTACCCTTATGTAATGCATAGTATGTCTGGTAATGAATACCCGGAAGATTTGCCTAGTTTTTGGCACGGTAATTACATACCTGAGTGCTGCACATTAGGCGAGAAAAAACGAGACGGCAGTCGGTATAAGCCTGATTATTATTTCATACGCTTCAAATGCCGGTTCAAGCTGCGCAAGGGCTTTTTGCCAACCGTACAAATCAAAGGCAATCCATTGTATAAAGGCACAGAGTGGTTGAAAACATCCGACGTGTATAATCCCCGCACAGGTATATATTATGATACCATTATAAATTCAGACGGCGAGAAAGTCAAACCATTTGTGACACTCACAATGACTTGTTCTGATTATGAACTATTTCGCGAACACTATGATGTGTTCGATTTAGAGATACTTGACGGCTGCTACTTCCAGACAAGGAAAGGCATATTTGACAAGTATCTTAACAAATATAGAGAGATTAAGGAAAACAGCACAGGCGGTATTCGCTATCTTGCAAAGCTGTTTTCAAACAATCTGTACGGAAAAACAGCTGCGTCACCGGACAGTAGCTTCAAAGTAGCTTATGTAAAAGACGATTCCTCTATTGGCTTTTATCCGAATTACGCACAGGATAAAACGCCGGGCTACATAGCCATAGGCGCTGCAATCACAAGCTATGCCCGCTGTTATACTATCCGCGCTGCACAAGCGAACTATGAGCATTTCTGTTATGCTGATACTGATAGCATTCACCTTAATTGTAGCCCTGAAGAAGTAAAAGGAATTACAGAGCACCCGCGCGCATATGGCTGCTGGAAATGTGAAAGTGAATGGGATTACGGACTGTTTCAGCGACAGAAAACCTATGTCGAACACGTTGTAAAAGAAAACCATGAAGTAGTGCAGCCACATTATGACTTGAAGTGTGCAGGTATGCCGCAGCGCAGTAAGAAATTGTTCTTGCAGTCGTGCGGCGAAGATGAAGGAATAGAGCCTGAAAACGATATGGAACGAGAATTTCTATCAGAACATAGAAGCATAGAGGATTTCAAAGTAGGTTTGTGCGTTCCGGGGAAGCTGCGGCCTAAGAGAATTCCGGGCGGGATTGTACTTGTAGATACGACATTTCAATTTAAGGAAGGATAAAAAATTACACCCCCTACCAAAATGATAGGGGGTATAACTATATCTAAAACACTGCTTGCTGTTGCGCGGCCGCTAATACCGAAAACCTACGCCGGGCTGGTTTCACCCAGTAGCCTCCCGCCGTGGCACAACAGGGACGCGGTGCAGATACCTTAACATGAGATAGTTTTTACAAGGGCTTCTTTGCTTTCAAGATTCTTGAATCTAAATCTGCCCATTTCAAACTGGTGTCTCAGTAGGGCAATGAGGCTATCATAACCGCCACCGAGAATATAGTCAACATCATGGTCATCCGTATTGACTGTGATTTTCATGGGATGCGTATGGTCAACAGAGGGAGAGCAGTAAAGCATACTGCCAAACTTATTTGCTTCCGGGTATTCCCTTACGCCATATTCATTGCCATGATATTTAATCGTACACAAGTACACATTCTTACCGGTCATTTCCTCAACAAATGCCTGATTATCGCTCAAGTATTTGCCGCTATCAGAGAATCCGATGTATGCGGTCTTGCTGAACGCTTTAGAGAATCCGCTTTCAGCCTGTGCTTTAGCAGCGCTTTCATTGTAGCCCTGTTCAAGCACAAATCCATGACCGCGCATGAACTTTACTTTGTCATTCAGTCTGCTACTGATTCCCATAGCAGAATAGTACGGATTCAGTACCGTGACCGGGTTACTAATCATAATAACCGGGACATATCTGCTTTGTTCGCCGCCGCCTCTTGCAATTGACTTATGGATTGAAATGAATTTGTTCATTTCATTCGGGCAGTATACTCCGGTTTCGCTTTGGAACTCATCGAATAGCAACACAGTAGTGTCATTAAGATAGTGTGAATATTTCTTAACCTGTTCAGCGGAGTTGAGTGCCACGGCATAGCCGCAGCACTCAGCCTCGCCGCCGTCTTTTGCAAGCATCAAATGTACAAAGGCTTTGCTTTCAGACATTTGCTGAGTAAGCGTATAACCGGGAAAGAACAGCGCTCCAATTTCCTTGAAGAATTTGTCCGCGCAATCCTGCAATTCATATTTGTATCTATAAATCAGGCAAAACTTACCCTTTCCCCTAAGATACCTACGCACAACATAGCGGTTAAACCATGTGGTTTTACCTGCGCTTCTGTTGCTGGTGCAGATATAAATCTCCGGGCGGTTGCCGTCAATGTCATTAAGGCTAAGCAGCTTTGTGCCATCATAATACTTGCTTTCCATTTCTTACCCCTTCGTATCTACGTAGCGCTTCATAATAATGAGCGCACGCATAAGCGTGTCATTAAGATTGATATTTCCCATCCCGTCGCCCTCGATTGCGTCGCAGTCAATCAGGGCTTTAATGTCGTCGTATGCCCACTTCGGGACGTCGTTAAGGGTTTTGTAAACCATGTCATCTTCCTCGCTTTCAGGTTTGGTTTCAGTTTCGTCTTTATCGTCGGCAAGCAGAGAATAATTCGGAACGCCGTACCCCCGCACATAGCGGGAGTTGACAAGAATATTACGTCTGCCAACGGTGTCGCCCTTGTTTCCTTCGATAACCGTAATGTTGTATCCGTTGCAGCTTTCAACAATGCCTACATGATCGGGCACGCCAGTGCAGTCACCGATTCCGCTGTCGTCCCAGTCGTAGAAGATAATGTCACCCGGTTTTGGTACATAGTCGTCGCGCTCTTCCCAGCAGTTAGCAAACATATACTTGCTAATCATTTCCGGGCACGAACACTCCGGGAATACAATGCGGGAAAATCCCGCAATGTACCCCATAGCGCTCACAAACGTGGCGCACCAAGCATCGCTATACTGTACCTTGTAGCCTCTAGGTCTAGGCTGGTTTTTGTTGTAAATATCAATGATTTCCTGCTTCTGCCCGTTGTAGGTATTTGCACCCATATAAGCGCGGGCAGTAGCAACTAGAATTTCACGGAGATTGGTTTCGGTCATTTGTAATTCCTAGCCTTTCATAATGTGGTTGAGCATGTAGCGTGCAGCATATCAGCAGGCACAATGCTGTCCATAGTAATAGGGTTCGCAGAAGTAGATACAATAAACTGTAGCCGCAAGGCGTCGCACTCCTGATAGTTTGCATACTTGCTCAAGTCAATGTTCCAGGTCTTGTCGAATGATGGTGACGGCTCCCGCAGCAGCTTAGTGTTACTTGACAGCGCCAGATTGTTGGTGTACTGAACGGCGTGCACAGCTCCGTCTTTTAGGAACGCTATCTTGTAAAAAATAGGATTGTCAGTGCTTACAAAACCGTCGTACCCGGACATATATGCGCCGCTTACCTTGATGTACCGGTATTTATTCATGTTAACCGGTACTTGAGCGGTGATGTAGTTTCCGCTGCCGTCTACGACACTTGTTCCGCTGAACTTTTTATTCGGCAAGATGCCGTCCGTTCTGTACAGCTCGATATCTGTATCACCCGGCAGAGGCACAGGCGTACCAGTGGACATTGCGTAGCGGAACGCATCTAGTTTAGTAGCCGGTATTCCGCACGATGTTGCGAAACTTACAGCTTTGTCACGGAACGTATCGCCGGGGTACTGCTCAATCTGTGAAATCAGGTTCTGCCAGTCTGTTTCGTTGCGTCGGCGGGCTTCTGCATCTGTGCCAGTACCAGTTGCAAAGCAAGTCAGTTCGTAGTCTTTGTCAATGTCGCTCTGGTTTACGCCTAGGATAGCTTCAAGTAGACAGGCTACAGTTGCGGTTCGGTCAGCGCCGGTTGCACAATGAAAATACACTGTCTCGTTGTGCGTTGTCGCTTCAATCACATAGTTAAGAATCTCCTTCCATGTGGCCTTATCAGCAAGGCTATACCACACAAAATTTGTGGGGCAGTAAAACCACACATCACTGCCCAGCGGAGATTCCGTCCGGTTGGCCTCTTCTGCCCCGCGCAAATTCAGGTCGTGACGTACCCCGCACTCTCCTACGAGAACTTCCCTATCGACGGATGTGACTTCGCCTCCACGAATAAGCAGCCCATATCTAACTGTGCCGCCGTCGCACGCCCAGCCGCCGATGTCGCGCACGTTGGCCGCCTGCGGCGTGTTAAGCCAGCGCAGCGCGTCTAGAGGTTTAAGTGTTCCGGCCACGCTTTCCCTGGCAAATGGGGTGAGTTTGTTGGGGACTTCATTGTAGTATGTAGTGCCGTCTACAGTCTTTCCTATTGGCTTGGTATTGGAAACAACTGCTGTAGCTGGGGCATAATTGGCAATCTGTGACGTGCTGTAGTCGCTTGGGTCATAGGTCACGTTTGCCAGATAATTACGCACAGCCTCAGGGCATTGATGCCACACGACCGTTTTTTGTGCCCCTGATGTCTCGTACTGCGGCGGCCATATCGCCAATTCTATATGTCATATCGCTTCCATTTTTCGCCCGGATAGCATCAGCTATTGCCTGAACTGACCACTCTTCATAGAGTTTATTGGCCATCAATACCTCACCTCATTTCCGTTTGCGTAAGTCGGTAGTGTTTTGAGTTCCCACGTCGTTCCATTGATAATCAGGACTTTGCCGTTGTCAGTGCCGTCAGCACTAGGAACGGGAAGAGAACTTGAAAATGTAATCGTAACTTTTTTCGCGCCAGCAGAATCTTTACTGAAAACGACAATGCCAGTCATGGACGGAATACCATTGTTAAGTGATACTCCCTCGGTTGTAGCAAATGTAATACTGCCTATTCCGTTCGCAACATTCATCTTGGAGTAAATTAGCCCAGACAATTCAGGCCCAGATTCACTAGTTCCGTTATGAAGGGTTGCGACAAGGTTTTGGTTGCCCTGAACAAGCGGAAGAATATCATCGAAATCAAGAGTGCTTTCGCCCTCGTAGGACACGAGGCCGCCATCAATGGTGGGCGTTTCGTTTGCTTTCCACACATCAAGCAGATAAGATGTGGGACGGTATGGAATGTCAAATTCTTTAGCTGCATAACTCCACTTTCCATTGCCGACCCATTCTTCGCCAGTTCTAGCCGCGCTTAGTTCGATAACGCGAACAGACATTTTCTCTCCAATAGCAGCATAATTAGCTGTGGTAAATGTGAACGTGATACGCCCATCGGAATAACTATCAAATGTACCATTCCAGTAGTCAGCGTTGTCAACCTCGTCAATCAAGTGAACGGGAAGATTCTGATAGTCATTGTCGTGCAGGTCATTATAATATTGTGCCACACTTGAAGGGTCACAATCGTCGGCTGCTTCAATAACGTTTCCGGCCTTTCTAGTAAACTGGAAGCCTTTGTACCTCATAAAATCGAAAAATTCAGTGCCGAATCTTTCAATCTTCCACGTATTTGTATCCTTATCACCGACAATATTTACTATATCAAAGATTTCACTATAAACATAGCCGCGCCGCCCCGCGTGAGGGTCGGGCATAAATGTAATTCTAACCTCCCTTTTAGACGAGGAATTGTCATAAACAGTTGCAACGCTAGAGCCAAGTTCAAGAGCGTTGTAATTCAACCTAGCATTTACGCCGACACAAAGTTTGCTTGTAGCGCTAGCAGCGTCAAACAGTCTAATAAAGTCTGCCGGTGTGATATTAGCAGTTACAGTTTCACCGACGACGGTAGCAGTAAAATTAACCACACCTTCAGCGGAAGTATGCGGAGTGTTAATCTCGATAATCTGCAAGCCCCAAGGGGCATTAAGATTCGTTTGTGGAATGTGCGGAATTGTCAGCTTAACAATTTTCTGCTTAACTGCAAGTTTGCCAGTGCTATCATATGTAGTTTCAAGAGGGACAATAATGCTAAAGTCATTAGATGCTTCGCTGCCCCAATTACCGGCGTTATATGAGCATGAAGCAGCATAAATCTGCCCGCGCCCTTCCTCGTAGGTTCTGAACAGGGTAAAAATTGCATCGCCCGCCTCAACCCACTGATACAGCTCACGTCTTGTAGGAAAGCCGCCGTTGGGGTTTGCCCCATCGAAAACCAAGAAATGGGTTCGCTTATCTGCTTCTTCAATCTCTTTCAGTCGTTCATTCAGCGCGGCGTCGGCCGCCTGTCTCTCTGCGATTTCACCAGTAAGTCCCTCATTCAGTTTGTTCACCGTGTCGCCGGTAGTGTTAAGCTGACCAACTACTTTGCAAAGCGTTTCGTAGTAGCTCATGCTTTCGTCATATACAAGCGGGAGAATGGGCTGGCAGTAAAAACGCATTTTGTTCAACATACTAACTGTGTCCATAACTTCACTCCTTTACCATACGTTCATAAATTCGGTTGAAAGTTCACTAATCATTCTACGCTCGATATTGATAAGAGTGTTAGCAACGTCTTTCATAAGCTCGATTCTCGCCTTCCCGCCAGCCTTGCCCTTGATTGTCTCCGTAGTATTGGCTTTGCGGTCTGACGTTTCGTTGTGCGATTCGGTGTTGTCGTTCTTCTGGTCAACCAATGCGCGCCGGGCGTAGGACAGGTACGCCATGCCAGCAGCGTCCTCTGATGGTTTCACAGACACAAGACCATTCTGCGGCGTGTCGCTATCGAGATTGTAATTGTCGGCAGTGATAGTATTGTTATTCGTGCTGCCGCCATTCGCCTTGTCGTTGTAGTCACCAACAAACGTGCGGACAAGATTAGTGTCTCCGTACAGAGCTTCAATGTCCTCGGCAGTAAAATCACGAATACTGTTGAACGTAGACTTAACAAGCTGCGTATAGTACGGAGCGATTTCGGCAAGCTGCTCATTCATGTGGAATACCCAAAGCGCCGCCGTTTCCCAACCGATTTCGCGGGTATAATAATGGGCAAGAATTTTACGGCAAATATAATATGTAGTCGGGCCGTCAACAAATACCCACGGAATTACACAACGTTTGAACGGTGAATCCTCTCTGCCAGTTTCGCCAATAGGAAACATTTTAGGCGCTGCAACGCCAATGATTTCGTCAATCGTCATAGTGGTATCACCGGCCAGAGATTCACAAATGTATCTTACCTGAGTAGTATACAAACTCATTCTTTCGATTCACCCCCGCCGCTATTAGTACTCGGGTCAAGCCAGTCGTTAATTGTGTTGCCTTCATCATCAGAAATACCAGACGTATACAGGGAGTTAACGGAGACTTTAATATTCAGCCCAAACATTTTGTTAATTTGCTCAGCCGCTTGCTGACGTGCTTCCAGCTTTGACATTCTACAAGCAGATGTGCCAGCAGTTGCCTGTTGAATTTCGTCAGTAACAAGGCGCTCACGTTTGGAAATAGTAAGGTTCGGAACACCTTGCATTGCCAAAGCCTCATTCCAGATTTCACGTTTAAGGTCTTGAAGCTCAGCGGCAGTATACGGAACGCCCGGATTAAGTACCTGAATATTATTCAAATTCAGGTCTTTGTCTCCAAAGATAATAGGAACATTGCCGTCATACTGCATCATAAGGTTTTTGAAGGTAAGACGCTGGGATTCGGGGCACGTAACAATTACCGGAGTTTTCTGCGCCGCCGCATTAACATCTACGTCACGGTCAATGTTCTCAAGGCGGTGTGCATACACCCAAGCCTCATAAGCGGACGGAAGCCTCAATCGGTTATTCCAGATAAGAACAGAGTTTGTATTGTCCAATTTCCACTGATTCTTACCAACACTTGAAGCATACGCGACACGGTTAATTGGCGTATTGTATACATCAAACGGGCCGTTAGCCATTACGCGCAATGCAAGATAACCGTGCTTGTCATAATCTTCCTTGCCCTCAATACGAGCAGCTTCGGAAAGAACGTCGTCTTTGAAGAACACAGCGCAGCCAGTAGAGAACAGGCACAGTTCCAAGAAGCGCGGGTCAACACTAGGTGGTAGGTTTTCCCACGTAAACAGAGACGTTGCAATCTCTGTTAGCTTGTTGTAGTAAAACTGATACCGTGTAGTGTTGTCGTATGCCGTTTCCCAAAACTGCCGCGAGTGAGAGCCTCTTGGGTTTCGGTATGGTTTACTCAAATTATTATCACCTACTTACAGTGAATTATCAAGCGAATAGTTGCCTACGCGCGTAAACGGATTGCCAGCTGACAGGTCGATGCAACGCCAGAAAGTAATACCCTTATCGTAAATCTGAACAAGTGATGCTGTCACGTCGGCGGGAGCGCTGCCAGTAAGATTGCAACCGCAGGTCTTGACGTAATTCCACGATTTTCTGCCGTTACGGTTGGGCACTTTCAGGCGATTCGTCTTGTAGCCATACATGGAAAAGAAATCGTCCACAATTTTTGCGAACTGTCCTTGAATACGGTATGGCATATAATGGAAGCCTTGCTGACCAAGCGCACAGTAAACACTAGACGACTGCTGACCGCGAGAATGATTGGGCTGCGTTGATGCGGTTTTAACCTGTGCAACAAGATTGATTGTTTTATTGAGAATGTCGCCCTGCGTATTATAGGAAACGTTCTGCGCGTTCTGATATGCATTAGCGTATTGCCCGACAGCCTGAATAGTTTGTGCCGACCCAGCGCCGGTCATTGCAGCACTCATGCCAGCTACTTCACCGGCCATGCCAACGCCAGTAGCAGCCAAAGCAACTTGCTTTACAGTATCAATCGCAGTATTAGCAACACCGGAAGCAATCGCATATTTATTCTGCGCAATCCACGCCTTGAAAGTATCGACGTTCCACGCGCACTGCGGGAAACCGCCCATAATCAAGGATTCCTGAAAGTTTGACGGAAGCCCTTTATAGTTAATCGGAACAGAAGCACATTCCAAATTACCATTAACCGCGCCAACGATATAAAACAGCGGTTTACGGTCTGGGAAATATTCATAGGCATAATTTGCTGCATTACCTTGTAGATTATCTACATACACGCCGCAAAACGGAGAAGTGTAAAGTTTGTTGTTTTTAGGCTTATAGCCATCAAACGTACCTGTAAAGGCAGGGACGCCATTCATTTTATAAGGCACAAGTCCATCAGCCAAGTCGCCAGTAATTGACCAGTTCATAAAGAACTTTGGGTACATCGTAATGCTGACAATGCCATCTGCTTTATTTGCTTTTGTTGCTGCTTCGATAACAGCATTTGCGTTGTGCGGGGCAGACTGCGGGTTATCCGGGTCATAATTGAAGGTGTTTTTTGTTAGTCCTGTATAAATACCACTATCAACGCCGCCGACACCGCCGGTAGAAGCGTCTTTAATGACCCACTTGTTATCTTCATAAACAGCCTCCCACGTCGCAAGAATACAAATAGTGTAATGTGATTTCTCAAAAATTTGCGGAAAATAATCTGCATCAAACACATATTCGCCCAACTCAAACGATTCAGGGATTAGGTTGTCACCAATCGCGTCAGTCATGGCGTGCTCACGCTCAACCCAGCACTCTCCAACATTAACATCAAACAGATACGTCTGCATTGGGTCAATAGTGTAGTAAATGCGAGAAGTGGTATTGCTGATATACTCTATTTGCGTAATGAACGCATAAAACCATTTTGTGCCGTAAGACGTATTGCGGAACATCATGTAGTTGCAATCAAAAAGGTCATCAGCAGTTTTATCCAACGTAATGTATGGCCTAGGATAACGCTGATATGAAACTTTATTAAAATAGAAAGCAAGCGCATACGTAGTAAAAGCCGTAGCTTGCTGTTCGGGGCTATCAAACCAAATGGTATGGTCGAATGACGGTTCAAGAGGGACATTCTTTAGAATGTACACTTCTGAATTTGGAACAATCATCGACATGAAACCACCTGCCTTTAAGAAATTTCCCACCAACCCACCCGACCACTATTTATAACGCCGTGGCCATTCGTCTATAACTTAATTACTTAACAGTAACAGTGCACGTTGCTTTCTTAGCGCCGTCAAAAGCGGAAGTAGCTGTAATCGTAGCGGAAGTGGATTTTGCGTCTGCATCAACCGTAACAACACCAGCGGCCGAAACCTTTACGTCATCCGCGCTGCTAGTCCACACAACAGTCTGCGGGGCGTAATATTCAGTTGCGACAACAGCGGAAAGCGAGACGCTGCCGCCCTTCTGGACAGTAGCAGTGGTCGGGGACACAGTAACGGAAGTGACCGACGGATTGTCCGGAACGAACAGGACGGAATTAGCAAACGGGGACACAGAGAACGTTTTCCACACGTGGTAGAAGTAGTTCCAATAAAGACCCTGACCGTTGTACTGTTCAGTGAACTGCGTCAGCATATCGAAAACCATGAACCAATCCTTATCGACAATCACTGCCGGGATTACGTTCAGCGCAGCAAGCTCATCCTGAGACGGCTCGTTGTACGTTGGGTCGCCAGCAAAGATTTCGCCAAGACGGGCAACGTCTAGGTCACCAAAGCCGTCAATCAGAACACGGTGGCCAAGGAACTCTGCCTTATCCATGTTGAAAGCGGATGCAAGAACATTAACGTCCATAATCGCGTCGAAAACGGAATTGACAATCATGTACTGGTCGGTCTTGTCAGTGAACGTGCGGACTGCTGCGGGATTGAACTCGCTGTTCATGAACGTCAGCTTGTTGGACACAGCCTTAACGGCGGTGATAATCGGCTTCGCATTTCCGGCGGTCACGGTCGGGACGGTAATGGGGTACACCCGGCCATCAAGGATATGACGAGCAAGCAGATACTTCATGACGAGGAACTCGTCATAGTTAGCGCCCGTATAGATGGAATCGACGATTCGAGCGATCAGGTCGGTAACGCCGTCCCAAGACAGGAACGCCTGTTTAAGCTGCTCCTGCGTAACGGTAGCCTTGTAGAACTTCTGATAGTTCATGATGTGGAAGGCCGCGCGAACATCAGGCACAACGCGCTTGAAAACTTCCTGCTCGGCGATCTCAGGATTGAACTCCTGAACTTTTGCAATGTTGACGAAGATTTCCTCGATAGATTCACCGTACTCAAGAACACCCTTCTTAAAGAAAGCAATGGGGTTAGAGTACATCTTCGACGTGAGCATCACGCGACCAATGCGATTAACCAGCGCGTTCAGGAACTCATTCTGGAGCGCCGGATAGTCCATGATAATCGCACCAATCGTGCGAATGGATTCAACGTCGTTTGCATCAGCTTTGGGGACATAGTTACGGTAATCGACCGAAGCATTATTGCGGATAACATTCAGAATATCCGCAGCGGACGTAGTAAGCGTCCGAATCTTAGGCTTAACAGGCATAAGCATTTACTCCTTTCAAGAAAACAGGTCATCAAATTTTTCCGGAGATTCATCTTCATCAGGCTCATCTTCCGGGAGTTTAGGGTCTTCAGATTTGGGAGAAAGGAAACGGTCTTTGTATTCCTTCACCACATTCTCGTACTTTTCTTTGTATTCGTCACGCTCCTGCTGCAACTGAGGGTTCGACATTTCGTCGTACATTCCCATAAGGTCAGAAACATCCTTGAGCGTGGCTTCATCGTCGGCCGTGGCATATTTGCCAATAATAGACTGAAACTGTTCACGGGTTAGCACATTAAAATTCCTCCTTAATAAAATCTTGCATATGGATTAAGCATCATCCATAATGGCATTGACTTTGACTTTTTAGGGATAGGCTGTGGGGCTGGTAGATTTGTTAGGTATGTGTACCATTTGTCGGCGTTGGACATACGCAACGCCCGGGTCTGCTCCCACGCAGAAAGATTTGGGCGTTCGTACTGAACTAGCCAAGTGTCTGCTAAATCGGCGGGAGAATCGGTAGAATGAATGAACGTTTGCCATGTGGACGTATATGACGGAAAGTAAGGATTTTGACCAAATTGGAGATTGTTGTCATACTCATACTTAATCCGATTTAATTCCAAATCGCCACATTGCAGAGGGTCATCCCAACCGTCCCCCGCCCAGTCACTAAACTTTGTACGTGGTGTCCATTGCACAAGGCCGTAACCAGCGTTAGGATTGCCCAAGGCAAAAGTCGCTTCTGTCTGTCCGGGATTCAAACTTGATTCAACTTGCATATTGCCAAGCATACCAGAAACGGCATTGACTGACCAACCTAGAGCGCCAAAATAATTCCAGATGATGCGCGCATTATTTCGCATTGCATCCGCTGTCATTTTGCCAAGCTCATTAGTGTAGTAAGCTACCCACTCTAGCCCCTCAGAGGCCATACTTGCGTAATCGGGCAAACAGTAGCCACGAATAGACTTCTGGTCTACTCGGCGTTCCATCAACTTAACAGAATCGCCGTTATTGCCCTCAATTACTGTAAACGTGTTTCCGTCTACAACGCCAACTATACCGCAGTGGTCTGGTTGCCCCTGATTGTCACCAGAACCAGAGTCATCCCAATCGTATTGAATAATGTCGCCCATCTGGGGCACATAAGCATCGTTTTCTTCCCATCGGTTAATGTTCTGGTATAGCGTTACCATGTAAGGGCAATAGGCCGTAGGAAAAATAATATCCGTTAAGCCTAGAGCAATGCCAACGTATGAAACAAACACAGCACACCACGGTGAAGCGTAAGTAACGGTCGGGCCTCCTACGTCTTTTTGGTAGCTATTATAGGCGTCAATTATTTTCTTATAACTGCCGTCGTATTCATTAAGACCGATGCACGATTGAGCGAAAGTGTAAACTGACGTTCTTAGTTCTTGCTCAGTCATTTAATAGTGAGCGTGTTGATAAGAGACTGCATAACAGAAGTGTTGTTATTGATGGCAGTAGAAAGCTCAGAAATCTCTGCCTTGTACTCCTTCGTCAAATTGCTAATCTCTTCCTTGTGGTATTCCTGTGACTTATTGACATAGAAAAACATGATAAGACAACAAGCGATAGGAAAGCCCACATTTGAAATAAGCTGAACAATTTCGTCCATGCACTTTCACTCCTTTCTACACTAACATTTTAACACAGACCAGTAGTTGTGTCAACTGTTAAAAATTGGAAGAGGCAGGGAGCTGGTTAATGC